TAAGGTAAAATACACATGGATGTTGATAATAAACCTACTCTTGCTAAAAGGAAAAGAGGTAGACCTAAGAAGTCTGAGGTAGCTTCTAAATCTAGAGGCTCTAGGAAAGCTCTAGGTAGACCTAAAGGTGACGCTGGTATCATCAATGAGTATAAGGCTCGTATGCTTGCGTCCCCTAAGTCTCGTAAGGTACTTGACAGCATATTTGATGCGGCACTTAATGATGACCATAAGAATCAAGCGGCTGCATGGAAACTAGTGATGGATCGTATGTTACCCTTGAGTTACTTTGAGAAAGATGCAGCCAGTGGTAGATCATCAGTAAACATAACAATCTCAGGTTTAGGCGGCACTGTAGAAACAGATGTGGAACCTAGTGAACCTATAGACGGAGAATACACAGATGTTTAAGTACTTCACTAGGGAAGAGTTTGTGTGTCAGGCTACAGGTGAGAATGAAATAGAAGATGAACTAATCTTGGCCTTAGATGAACTAAGGGAGGCCTGTGGTTTCCCCTTTGTTATCACTAGCGGCTATAGATCACCAGAGCATCCTATAGAACTAAGGAAGCCTAAGGCTGGCACTCATGCCCAAGGCATTGCAGCAGACATAGCTGTGTCATCCGGTGTGCAACGGCACACTATAGTTAAGAAGGCCATAGAGCTAGGGTTTACAGGGATTGGTGTAGCCGGTGGCTTTGTACATGTGGATATTAGACCTACTGACGCACCTGTGATGTGGACTTATGGATAACAAAGAATACAGAGAGACTCTAGCTAAACAAGAGGATCTTAACTGGGATGGCAATATAGAACCACAGGATCCTACTACTGAGTACACAATACATGTGGACAAGGAGCAGATGGAACAGTTAAGAAAGTTAATACATGACAAGTCTTAACATTGAGCTACTGGACTGGCAAAAGCAAGTCTGGGCAGATGACACTAGGTTTAAGATTGTAGCTGCTGGTAGACGTACAGGTAAATCCAGACTAGCTGCATGGATGCTTATTGTAAACGCACTACAGGCTGACAAGGGACAGGTGTTCTATGTAGCTCCTACACAGGGGCAGGCTAGAGACATCATGTGGCAGACACTACTAGACCTAGCGCACCCAGTGGTAGTGAGTGCTCACATTAACAATTTACAAATAAAACTGGTCAACGGTGCCACTATATCCCTCAAGGGTGCAGACAGACCGGAGACTATGCGTGGTGTGTCACTAAAGTTCCTAGTGATGGACGAGTACGCAGATATGAAACCAGAGGTCTTTGAGCAGATCCTTAGACCTGCCCTAGCTGACCAAAAGGGTGGTGCGTTGTTCATAGGTACACCTATGGGACGTAACCACTTCTATGAGATGTATAAGTACGCAGAGCTAGAGGACGATGCCTCCTATCAATCATGGCACTTCACTAGCTACGACAATGAGCTACTAGACCCTGAGGAGATAGACCTAGCTAAAAAGTCCATGTCTTCCTATGCATTCCGACAGGAGTTTATGGCATCCTTTGAGGCTAGAGGCTCAGAGATGTTTAAGGAGGAGTGGGTTAAGTTTGGCGATAAGCCAGACGTAGGTGACTACTACATTAGTATTGACTTAGCTGGCTTTGAGGACGTAAGTAAGAAAAGATCTAAAAACTCTAAGCTGGATGAGTCAGCCATAGCGGTAGTCAAGGTCAACGAGGACGGCTGGTTCTTAGAGAACATTATCTACGGTAGGTGGGACTTAGCGGAGACAGCTAGGAAGATCTTTGAGGCGGTAAGAGACTACAGACCTATCAGTGTCGGTATTGAGCGTGGTATTTCTAAGCAGGCTGTAATGTCCCCCTTGATGGACATGATGAAACAGAACGGTAGGTTCTTTGTTGTAGAAGAGCTTACACATGGTAACAGAAAGAAAACAGACAGGATCATGTGGGCTTTACAGGGTAGATTCGAGAACGGACAGATTACACTGGGTAAAGGCGAGTGGAACAGTCAGTTCATGGATCAGTTATTCCAGTTCCCTGATGTCTTAACACATGATGACTTAATAGACGCTTTTGCGTACACAGATCAACTGGCTAAAGTAGCCTACTCATATGACTTTGAAATTGATGATCTTGAAATACTAGACACAGTAACAGGATACTAATGAAAACTATAACTACAAAACAAAAAGAAATGTTAAAAAAACACTCTTCCCACCACAGCCCTAAACACATGACTGAAATGAGGAAAAATATGAGGGCGGGTATGACTTTTACTCAGTCTCATAAAGCTGCTCAGAAGAAAATAGGAAAGTAACATGGCTAAACAAGGTCTATACAGTAATATAAATGCTAAACGTAAACGTATTGCAGCGGGTTCCGGTGAAAGGATGCGTAAAGTCGGTAGTAAAGGTGCTCCTACAGCCGCACAGTTCAAAAAAGCAGCCAAGACAGCCAAAAAAGGTAAAATATAATGGACTACGGCGACAACGATGTCTTAATGAGTGATGAACACTTAGAAAGCTGGGTTATGACTAAGTGTGATACATGGAGAGATCACTATGAGTCTAATTATGCAAACAGGTTTGAAGAATACTACAGACTTTGGCGTGGACAGTGGGCAGCGGAAGACTCCAGTAGGAAGAGTGAACGATCTAGAATCATCAGTCCTGCACTTCAGCAAGCCGTAGAGTCAAGTGTAGCAGAGTTAGAGGAGGCTACCTTTGGTAGAGGCAAGTATTTTGACATTACAGATGACTTAGCTGACCCAGATAGCCAAGATATTGTGTATTTACGCAATAAACTGCATGAAGATTTTGAAAAAGCACAGATTCGCAAGCAAGTAGGTGAGTGTTTAATCAATAGTGCTGTATTTGGCACAGGTATAGCCGAAGTAGTTCTAGAGGAAGTCAAAGAAATGGCTCCTGCCACACAGCCTATCATGGACGGGCAGCTACAGGCAGTGGGTGTTAACATAACTGACCGTACAATGGTCAAACTACGCCCTGTACTGCCACAGAACTTCCTAATTGACCCTGTTGCTACTTCCGTAGAGGACGCTCTAGGGGTTGCTGTAGATGAGTATGTGTCACGGCACCTAGTACAGCAGTTACAGGAAAGCGGTGTTTATAGAAACACATATGTAGGTCAGTCTCCCAGTGATGATGATTTAGAGGCAGATCAAGACCTAACTTCCTACGATGAAGATAAAGTACGTTTAACTAAGTACTATGGTCTTGTCCCCCGTTACTTATTAAAAATAGGTGAAAAAGAAGCGTTATTAGGTGAAGATGAAGATATTGCTGATTTAGAAGTAAATGAAGACGATGATAGCGAAGATGAAGAAGAAAGTTACTATGTGGAAGCTGTTGTTGTTATTGCTAATGGTGGTATACTGCTAAAGGCTGAAGAAAACCCCTACATGATGCAGGATAGGCCTATCATAGCATTCCCTTGGGACGTAGTGCCTAGTAAGTTCTGGGGCCGTGGTGTGTGTGAGAAGGGATACAACAGCCAGAAAGCACTTGATACAGAGCTTAGAGCACGCATTGATGCATTAGCCCTAACTGTACACCCAATGCTCGCTATGGACGCTACACGGCTTCCTAGAGGCTCTAGACCGGAGGTAAGGCCCGGAAAAATCATCTTGACCAACGGTGATCCTAAGACAGTACTGAACCCATTTAACTTCGGACAAGTCAATCAGATTACCTTTGCACAGGCAGCAGAGCTACAGAAGATGGTACAGATGTCCACAGGTGCTATAGACTCCGCTGGTATCGCAGGTAGTATCAATGGTGACGCTACGGCTGCTGGTATTAGTATGTCTCTAGGTGCCATCATTAAGCGTCACAAGCGCACATTGATTAACTTCCAACAGTCCTTCTTAATTCCATTTGTTAAGAAAGCTGCTTGCAGGTACATGCAGTTTGACCCTGAGAACTATCCTGTCAAAGACTACAAGTTTAACACCACCTCTACTCTAGGTATTATTGCCCGTGAGTACGAAGTAACACAGCTTGTACAACTACTGCAAACAATGTCCCCAGAGTCTCCACTGTACAATACTTTGATACAGTCAATTATTGACAACATGAACGTATCCAATCGTGAAGAGCTTATTGCTAAGATTGATGAGGCCGCACAAGCCGCACAGCCTACGCCAGAGCAACAACAGATGCAGCAGCAGGCTGCACAGGCACAGATGGCTTTCCAGCAGTCTCAGACAGCAGCACTTAACGGTCAAGCTGGAGAGTCACAGTCAAGAGCACAGAAGATTGCTCTAGAGACACAGCTACTGCCACAGGAGCTTGAGATAGACAAGATTAAGGCTATCACAGCTAACCTAAAGGCAGGAGATCAAGACGATAAGGAATTTGAGCGTAGGATGAAGATAGCTCAGACTCTGCTAAAGGAGAAAGAAATTGACTTAAAGACTCCTACACAGCAGCCTACACAACAGCCTGCACCGCAGGCTCCTATGCAACTACAGGGGATACCTACTAATGGTAGTAACTAGAACAGAACTCTTAGAGATCGTACAGCAAGTAAACACTAAGTTTGAGGAACTAGAGAAAACTATTAAAGAGATAAAAACTTGCAACTGTGCAACAGATAAACAGAAGGCTACAAAGGCTTCTAAGAAGGTAGCATAATGGTTGCCCCACGCAGAGGTAAAGCTAGAGTAAAAGTCACATCTAGTGGAAGAAGGGTAAGCTATGGGCAAGCAGGCCCAGCTAAAGGAGGAGGCCCTAGAGTAAAGGCAGGGACTAGCAAAGGCGATAGTTATTGTGCGCGTAGCCTAGGTATTAAGAAACGCCTGTCTAAAGAAGACCAGAATGACCCA